CGGGGCCGGCCATCGACGCCGAGGCCGCCGCCTTCTTCCGCGACTACACCTACGGAGAGGCCCAGGCGCATCTGCCCGAAGACACCATCACGCGATACACGAACAACGCCACCATCGTGCGCCACCTGCTCGGCCGACTCGAGGTGATCCGCGCGCATCGCAACATCCCGATGGGTGAGTTTTGGCGCGACTCTGTGGCCTATGCCGCCGAGCAACAGACGAAGGGTCTGCCGAACTCGCTGCCAGCCAGCGAACGCGGCTTCCGCCGGCTCGTCATGCGCTTCAAAGAAGAGGGCTACGCCGCCTTCGTATCGAAGAACTACGGCAACGACACCGCCCTGCGCCTCGAGGAGGAAGCCAGAGAATGGCTCATTGCCCGCTACGCCACACCCATCAACCGTCTGACGGTAAAGCAGCTCTTCGAGGCGTATAACCGCGTGGCCCAAGAATGCGGGTGGAAGCCCGTCCGCTCGGAGAACACCATCCGGCGCCTCCTTGATCGGCCCGAGGTACGCCCGCTGTGGTACGGCCTCCGCCACGGCGAGCTGAAGGCCAAGGAGCTTTTCACCCGCCACCACAAGACGGCCCTGCCGGAGGTGCGCGACGCCATCTGGTACGGCGACGGTACGCGCCTGAACTATTACTACCGCGACTCGGAGGGACGCGTGGCCACCTGCTGCGTCTACGAGGTGATGGACGCCTACAGCGAAGTCTTGCTGGGCTACCACATCAGCCCGCGGGAGGACGTGGAGGCACAATTCTTCGCCTACAAGATGGCGCTCCAGACCTCCGGCCGCAAGCCGTACGAGATCCGCTTCGACAACCAAGGCGGACACGGCAAACTGAAGAACAGCGACTTCTTCCGCAGCATGGCCCAGCTGGCCATCCCCACGCAGCCCTACAACGGGAAGTCGAAAACGATCGAGAGCGTCTTCGGCCGCTTTCAAGCCGATTACCTGCACCGCGACTGGTTCTTCACCGGTCAGAACGTGACGGCCAAGAAAGACGAGAGCCATGCCAACCGCGAGTTCATCCTCGCCAATCGGCGCGACCTGCCCTCTCTTGAGGAGATCCGGCAGCTCTACGCCAGGCGTCGCCAGGAGTGGAACGAGGCGCCGCACCCGGCTACAGGTCAGCGCCGGATTGACATGTACACCCAGTCTGTCAACCCCGAATCGACGGCCGTCACGGCGCTCGACATGCTCCGGATCTTCGGCCAGCGGGACGAGGAGCACTCCTCGAAATACACCGCCTCGGGGCTGAAGAAGACGATCGACGGACAGCGCTACACGTGGGAGGTGCTGACCCCGGACGGCCTGCCCGATGGGGAGTTCCTCCGGGGTAACGTAGGCCGCGACTTCTTCGTCGGCTACGACCCGGAAGACATGACCACCGTAGCGCTCTACACGCGAGACACACAGGGGCAGCTGCGCTTCGTCACCTTCGCCCGGAAGTACATCGAGGTCAGCCGCGCCCGTCAGGAGCAAACAGCCGAGGATCGCAGCTTCATCAGCCGGATGAACTTGGCCAACAAGGTAGCACGGGCGAACATGCAGGAGGCCACCGAACAGCTTCTCGAGCGGCAGGGTATGCACCCCGGCCTGTATGGCCTCCGGATGCCCCAGCTGCGCGGCGTGGAGCGTGCCGCGAAGGAGGCGGCCTACAGGCAGCGACAAGAGCAGCCAGAAAAGAAGAGACCGACTGGCGAAAAGAAAAAAGAGAAGAGACAGCAGGCGGTACGAGAAGACATCGGCAACGCCCTGAAGCGCGAGACCATGCTGGTACCCGCCTTGGAAGACGATTACAACTACTTGAACGAACTATAAAATGATAACGAACGAAGAAAAAGAGATGATCCGGGTGCGACTCGGAGAGTATTGCGAGATGAAGGGCAGCCAAAAGCGGGCAGCCACCTCGTTAGTGGGGGTCAGCCCTGCCACGGTGACGCAGATCGTGACCGGCAAGTGGGAGCTGATCAACGAAAAGATGTGGCGCAGCGTAGCGGCACAGATCGGAGTGAAACAAACCAGATGGAACATAGTGGAAACAAGGAACTACAAGGCGCTGTCGGAGATCTTCGCTGACGCGCAGGAGAATGCCCTCGTGCTGGCTGTGTGCGGTGAGGCGGGGACAGGCAAATCGCTGACGGCCGCACATTACGGGGCGGAAAACCCGAACGTCTACGTGCTGGCCTGCTCGGAGTACTGGAACCGCAAGACCTTCCTCCGCGAGCTGCTCCGCGTGATGGGCAAGAACCCCGCGGGCGATACGGTGGGCGACATGGTGGACGACGTGGTGATGGAGCTCAAGCGACGCGAGAACCCGCTGATCATCCTCGATGAAGCCGACAAGCTGAGCGATCAGGTGATGTTCTTCTTCATCACCTTCTACAACAAGCTGGAGGACTATTGTGGCATCGTGCTGATGGCCACGGACTACTTGGAGAAGAAGGTGCGCCGCGGCCTGCGCCTGAACAAGAAGGGCTACAAGGAGATCTACTCCCGCATCGGCCGGCGCTTCGTGGCCATGCCGGGGCTGAGCGCGACGGACATCTCGGACGTCTGCCGGGCCAATGGCGTAGAAGGGTTGCGCGAGATCGACACCGTGAAGAAGGACTGCGAAGGCGACCTCAGGCGCGTCAAGCGCAAGTGCCATGCCTTTAACCGCATGCGTAGGCAGGCCGAAGAACGAAAGGAGGAGACGGCCGAATGAAGCTGAAGAGAGCCTATAGCACGCGCGACTTGACGCGTATGGTCGACCCAGAGGGCATCAGTCTGGGGCCTGAACTGGACGAAGCCATCGGGCCGGCCGAGCCGGTGGGTGGCACATGGTTCATCTACGGCCCCTCGAAGAACGGCAAGACCTCGATGGCCATGATTCTGGCCAAGGCGCTGGCCAAGCATTACCGCGTGGTGTACGACAGTGTAGAGGAAGGCATCCGCAAGACCGTCCGAATGGCGGTGGAGCGGCACGGGATGGACGAGGTGGGTCGCAACTTCTTCATGCTGGACAGAGAGCTCTACGACGAGCTCTTCTTCCGACTCAAACACATGAAGCGGTTTGGAGTGGTCTTCATTGACTCCGTGCAGTTCATGGGGCTACAGATTAGCCAATACCGCCAGCTGAAGATGACGTTCCCGGATAAGCTCTTCGTCTTTATCAGCCACGTAAAGAATAATCGCGGTACCAGCCCCGAGGGACGCACGGCGCTGCGTATCATGCAGGACTCAGACGTGATTTTCTCCGTGCAAGGTTTTAAGGCCTTCGTCACAAGCCGCTTCGGCGGGACTGGTAAGTTCACCATCTCAGAGAAAATGGCAGAAGAGTTTTATGTGAAATGAGGCAGCCTGCGGCCCCCCAATCAATATCAACCCCCTAATAAAACGAAGTATGGAAACAACATTCATGGAAAAAGAGAAGAAGCGCTTAGTGAAGCGCTTTCACACCCTTTTAGGTAAGGCCGGCATCGACGATGACGGCAAGCGCGACATCCTCTCGGCCTACGGCGTGAGGAGCTCGCTGGACTTGGACTGCCGCGGCCTGATGGAGGTCTGCGACCGGCTGACCACCCTCACTACGCCGGGCTTGGCTGAGGCTGATCGCTGGCGTAAGCGGGTGATGGCCGCCATCTTCAGCTACTGCCGTGAGATGAAACGCGAGGTCACGGTGAACGAGGTGAAGGCCATCGCCTGCCGAGCGGCTGGAACGAAGAGCTTCAACCGCATCCCGGTGGATCGGCTGCGTAGCCTTTACAACGCGTTCAAGCAGCGTACAAAAGACCTTCAAACGGTCGACCGCATGACGGTGGCCGAGCTCGGGAATCAACCCGGGGCGATGATGTACTTCATGTACACCCCGGGCGAAAAGACAACCATCACAAATGCATAAACAGATAAACGCATAAACAAGAAATGGAAACAGTAGAAATGACGGCCGAGGAGCGCCAAGAGTTTGCGGCCTTCAAAGAGGCTAAACAGAAGAAAGAGGCGGAGGCCAAACGCAAGGCCGACCGCGATGCTTACACGGCATTGGTAGACGAGACGATCGATGCCGTCATGCCGCGACTTATGGGTATGAGCGACGAGATAGCCCGGCGCAAGACGGAGGCTGTAGAGGCCTTCTGTGGGGCGCTGGAGATGAAGGCGGAGCTCTTCGGGGTGAAGGACGACCAGAAGTCGCACACCTTCACCAACTCCGAGGGTACGAAGCGCATCACCATCGGCCACTACACACTGGACAACTATCACGACACGGTGGACGAGGGGGTGGCCATGGTCAAGGGCTATATCGAGTCGCTGGCCAAGGACGACGCGAGTCGCTCGCTCGTGAAGGCCATCCTGAAGCTGCTCTCACGCGACAGCATGGGCAATCTGAAGGCACAGCGTGTGCTGCAACTCAGGCAGCTGGCCGAAGAAACGGGCGACGACCGCTTCATCGAGGGCGTGCGCATCATCCAAGAGAGCTACCAACCCACCCCGTCGAAGGAGTATGTCCGCGCGGCGGTGCGCGGTGAGAATGGCGGCTGGAAGCCCATAGCGCTTAGCATGACGGAGGTGTAAACGACGAGGCATGGGTCGATTCAATCCGCGTGGGCGGAGTTATGAACAGCGCGTAAGTGAGGTCAATCGAATCTACGATGAGCACGTGAAGAGCGGGTTGTCGAACCGGGAGATCTGGCGGCGCTACATCCATCCGCAGCTGGGGATCTGCGAGCGGGCGTTCTACAAGATGCTGAAGGCGTCAGGGAAGATCGGCCGCAACGCAGACGGCGAATCAACCCTTCACAAGTAAACGACAAACGAGATGATGAGAAAAGAACTGTATCAAGCTATCCGGGATGCGCTGGGGCGCATCGACCGGCCGCAGCCGATCGCACACATCGGCTTGTGGAACCAGCACATGAGCTTCTTGGAGCAGGAGGTGCCCTTCGCCTTGCCGGCGGTGTTCATCGAGTTCAGTCCGACGGACTGGACGCATGTGGACAACGGTGTCTACAAAACGAATCAGGAGGTGCGGCTGCACATCGTTACCGAATGGCCGGGGCCAGATACCACCGAGGAGGGACTGGGTGAGGTGTTCGACCTGATCGACGAGGTGACCTGGGCGCTGCACAATCTCTGCGGGCAGTCGTTCCGGGCGCTCCAGCGGGTGGGCTCGGAGACGAACCACGATCACGAGGAACTGATCGACATGGTGGAGACGTATCGCTGCGTGGCGTACGACGATTTCGTGAGGATGCGGAACAAGGAGTTGGACGGCAAGGAGGGAGAGCGGCCATGATCATCGCAGTAGACTTTGACGGAACGATCCACGATGGCCAGTGGCCGGGGATCGGCCGCCCCCTGCCGAATGCGCGGGAGGAGATCAATGCCCTGCGCGCCGAGGGGCACTACATCATCATTTGGACATGCCGCGAAGGGCGGCGCCAAACGGAGATGGTGAACTGGCTCCTGGAGCAGGACATCCACTTCGACCGGGTAAATGACCACCGGCCAGATCAGGTGGCAGCCTATGGCAGCGACGCGCGCAAAGTGTATGCGCATTGCTATGTGGACGACAAGAACGTAGGCGGCATGCTGCCGTGGAAGGACATCGCCCTCTGGATCCGTCGGCAAGAAGCCTCCTACCGGGCCGCACAGGTGGCTGGAAAGGAGGGTGAGGCATGATGACGTTGGGCACGTTTGAACGGCTCCTTGCCGCACTCGAGGCACAGGCGGAGAAGGACAGGCGGAATGGCCAACTCATGCGGCAAGTCTTCCCCGAGGCCTCCGGCATGTGGTACGACAACGCCTTGCTGCACGAGGCGATCGTCGAGGCGCTAAAGCGAGAGATGGACGACACGGAGACGGATGCGGAAGGCCAAAGCTGGACGGACTACTTCATCTACGAGCTGGACTACGGCCGGAAGAACGACGACCTGAAGGCGTACCAGAGCGATGGCAGCGAGATACCACTGGCCACAGCGGCCGACCTCTACCGGTTCCTTGTCGCAGAGCAGACAAACAAGCATACGTGATCTTATTTGAATTCATAGGTTTTTTCAGAAATGACAAAAGGAGCCGCTGGGGTTCGTGAGAATAGGCGGCTTTGAAATTGAAAACAACAAGAAACAGGAACAGATATGAACATGAACGAAAGCCTCGCTCGGGCGGTAAACGAGCAAAACGAAGAAACAAGTATGGATGCAAGCTGTACGGCAAACACCTTCCGCATAGCGTGGAATAACGCCTGCCTGCAAACAGACATTCCCGCCATCAGCCTCGACACGTCGGCCCGGATCCTCGCCGTGCTGCACGTGGAGAGTGGCTGCACAACGGCGGTAACGTTTTCTCCAAAGCTGCGTGCCGATCTGGGGTATATCCAAAAGCGCTTCGGCATATCTGGCGGCAAAACGCCAGACGCAGCCTTTGTGAAGCGATTTAGACACTACGTCCATGAGATCGAGGCACACCAAAAGCGCAGCCGTGGGAACGCAGTACTCTCTTCGGAGGAACGGGCGTGGCCGGAATGGGCGCGCAGCCTCTATCAGGATAGCTACAACGTTAAACTCACACCGGTATTCGTATGACTTACGGCTATATCCGTGTAAGCAGTGACAAACAGACGGTCGAGAATCAGCGCTTTGAGATCAAGAACTTCTGCAAGCGGCAAAACATGAAGGTAGACGGCTGGATCGAGGAGACGATCAGCGGCACGAAAAGCTATAACAAGCGCCAGCTGGGGCGCCTCCTGAAGAAGGTAGAGAAAGGCGACCTAATCATTTGCAGCGAGCTATCTCGCCTCGGGCGCAGCCTCTTTATGATCATGGACATACTGAATATCTGCATGAACAAGGAGTGTCAGGTGTGGACGATCAAAGACAATTACCGCTTGGGGGACGACATCAGTAGCAAGGTGCTCGCCTTCGCCTTTGGACTCTCGGCCGAGATCGAGCGCAACCTGATCAGTCAACGCACCAAAGAGGCGCTGGCCCGCAAGAAGGCCGAAGGTGTCGTGCTGGGTAGACCGAAGGGGAGCAAGACCTCCCCCGAAAAGCATAAACTCTATTTCAAGCGCCAACTGATCGTGTCTCTTTTAAATGAGGGCGTATCCAAGAGGCAAATAGCCATCATTGTGAAGGTTGACAGGGGAACACTCAATCGCTACATCAATGCAAACGATCTACGCCCCACGGTTCCTTCACCCACAAAAGCCGACCGCATATCGGTGCAGATCATCACAAAAGCAATCGCTTCCTCCTCCCAACATTAACCTCTCATCAACCGAGACTTTTTCGTTTCAGCATTTGATTATTTCTGTAGACAGACGGCCGCTTGTCCGAGAGGGATGGGCGGCCGTCATTCTGTAAAAAGGCCCGGCAGAGACGCACTCTGCCGGGCCTTGCTGTTGCCGCGGGGATAAGCCCCAAAGCCGTCATAAAAATCGAAGTCTGGCGCCCAAAAGCGCCTTGATCCCGCATGAATGCATGGTTTTGCTCGTCTTATTAATGAGATGAGCAAAATGGGGCACCCCGGTGATCATTGCTTCAGGAGCTTCTCCATATCGGTGCGCATCATGTCGGAGATCTGTTTGTCGAGTGTTTGGGAGGGGCCGATAAAGGGTCGCTCGGGGATGTTGGTTTTATGCCCGCGTCCGGCGCGTCCACCGTCGTTGTGCACGGCAGCGTAGGGCACCTTGTTGACGATGGTCACCTGTCCGTTGCCGACGATCTTCTCGTTCGATCGGGAAAGGTGCCGCCGGGAGCTGAGCAGCGGGCCGTAGGACGAGGCGGCGGTGATCTTGCCAGACTTTGTCTTGCGCGGGTTGTTCTGCCGCTGGGTACGCTTCCATGGCTTGCGTGTCTTACCCATGAAACCGCCCTTGCGGAAGTTCTCGTTGAAAAGGTTGATGGCCATCACACCGGCCTTGCGTGGCCACTTGCTGGCCACCAGCTCGTCGATGTCCTTCCTGACGGAGGCCAGCTTGCGAAGGAATTGCTTGTCGGTCATAATTTATGCGCTGTTTGAATGCCGTTTGATCGGTGTTTGAATAGTTGATTTACCTTTGTGGCGATACCTCTACGGGGGGATCACCCGCGGGGCGGTGACTGTCTTTATTGATGGTCGCCGCCCTGTCGTTTCCAGAGCAACTGAAGCTGACCTTCTCCGAGGTGTAACCAGACTTCTTCGATGTCCTGACCTTTATTATAGACACGTTGTCTTATGTTATTCTTCATCCAATGGATATCCACACCGCAATCTTCGATTATAAGTCTATTTGATTGAACCCGAGCACGTCCAAGCATATTACTGAAAGTCGTTTTGTTCTCAGGGCTTTTTTCTTTCCATTCGGCGAAACCCTTATGCTCATACCAAAGGTCTCCGACACGAATATCTGGGCATTTCCCCTTGAAGGGGGTTTCCATTAAGCTGCTATAGAAGGTCTGATACTTTGGGTCAGAAGTGCCCCCGTCAAGTTTCGGCGTCATGACGCACGACTTTCCTTGTCGGACAAAGGTTTTGCAGACATCGACGATGTTTTTATAGTCCGAATTTTCTCTGTCCACATCACCGTGTACCTCGAGGGTGTATCCGTTGTACTCAAAGATGACCTCGATGTCTTTGGCATACGCCTGTTTGAAAGCCTCGACAGCTGCCGGGCAGTTGTAGCAGTCCTTCTCGGTGCGTGGTTCCTTGAGTAAGTGCCGGAAGGGGCATGTCTCGCATGAGCCGGGGAAGTAAGGACTGTTGTCAGAGAAGATGCGCTTGGTTTTGCCGGGGTTCTCCTCGAGGCCGGGAGAGGGCGGGGGCGCCTTCCGAATCACCTCGTCAGAGAGGGGCGTCACGGGATCGTCGGTCTGCTCGAGAGAACATTGGCAGCCCCAGTGGTCGCCGGGATGATGTGCTGCCCAAAAGGCATCGTCCACGGGGCGCACCATGCCCCAGAAACTACTATGTAACACATCCGGGGTGACAGCCGTACTCTCCACCCAGCGCAGATTGGGCATGATGTCTCGATCCGCTTCATAGGTCTCCCATTCGGACGCTAAGTGGGCTCGAGAGAGCGCCATGTCGTACTCCGTGCGGAGCCACTGCCTGACGTGGTGGTCGGCAATCGGTTCCACATCCTTACGGAACTGGTCGAAAGACTTCAGGTTGCCCTCCTTGTCAATCATCTGGGCCGCCATATCGCGACTCATGCGGTGGGCGCGGAAGGCGGAGAAGATCTCATTGTTATTCTTGAATTGACGCGCTAAAGTCCTCTGTTCTTTTTTGTAAACAGATTGCTTGACGGCATGGTTGTAAGTGCGCAGAAAGCCACCGTAGAGTGCCGGGACTGGTTCCCGCCGAGGATCGACTTCTTTATTGTAGAGGTCTTTCAGGGCCTGCTCGATATACTTATTCATGCCGATAGGCAGCTCGTTCTCCCCCTTCGGCTTGGCCAGTGCACAGGCTGGGCAGGGGTGCGCGGCGTCGCCGTGCGTATGGCCGTAGTACTGCCTATCGATCAGAAGTCGGAAAGAAACGGGTCGCCCCCGCCTCGGGGGGCTTGCCCGAAAAAACGGGTGAGCGTCCGCATCGTCTTTTCCTCGTCGGCGTCAGTCGGCCCGTCGGGTACGGGTGCATACGTCCGGCGGCCGTTGATCTTCACGCCGTACTTCTCCTCGAAATAGCCCGGATCCACATCGAAATTGTTCAGCAGCATGTTCTCGATGGCCGTCATCTGTTCCGGCGTGTAGTCCTCCTCGTAGTCCCACTCGAAGGACGCCCCTTTGAGGGGAAAACCGTGGGCGATCATGCGGGGAATGAGCTGGCCGTTGACCATGTCGCGTAGGCCGTCAGCAATCTCCTCGATCAGGTTCTTGAGCACTTCTAAGTGCACCTCCGACTGCGAGAGGCTGCTGCCGTTGTCGATAGTCATCGTTTGGTAAAGCAGGATCTTGGAGAGTTCGGAGTTGGCTCGATCCACACGCCTGTCGTAGATATTGAAGGCGTCGGTACGCTGGTTCTCCTTCAAGTCGATGTCCGTCCCTTCCTCGAATACAGCCCAAAACTTCGCCCCCATGTTCTGCATCATGTGGGAGATCTTCTTCAGTGTCGATGGATCGCGCGAGGTGGTCTTGGCGATACGCATGGGCATACCGAAAACCTCGCCGAAGGTGTCCCAAAAGGCGAGCATGTTCTTCTTGGGGATGGTGTGCGGAGCCGCCTTGAGGTAGAGCCCGAGGTCATATGACCCGCCGCACTCGATGAGCCAGTCGGAGAAGGGCGGTCGGCGATACTCGATGCCTTTGCGCCAGTCGTCCCCCAACTCGGCAACGACGCGACCGTATTCCGGAATGACGTGTCGGCGGGGAATGAGCAGGACGCTGTCGTAGGCTGGTACGCCGCCCTCGGTGAAGACGACGTCGCCCAGCTGGATGAGCGTATGCCCCCAATAGCGGGCTGAGAAGTAGAGGTCGATGAGTGTCTTGAACCAAGTGCGGTCGAAAATGCGGCGCACCTCTTCATCTTCCTTCTCGCCGAACATGATCTTGAAGCTGCGTGCCTTGACGAAGCCGTTGATCTGTCCGATGGCGCCGGAGAGGTGACCGTCTACCTCGACATCGCGGTAGACGTTGTAGAGGCGAAGACGGGAGGGATTCTCCACGTCGAGCGCCTGCTGCCAGCCGGAGCGCCACGAGTCAATCTCTTGCCGGGTGAGCGATTCGGCCTGTCGTTGTACTTCGGCCATGACGGCCTTCACGCGCCGCGCGTCAGCCTTCTTGGCGAGGTCGAACCGGCCGTAGGGGGTGTCTACAGTGGTCAGATCGGAGGCTGGCCGCCGCCTGAAAAAGTCGGTGATGTTCATTGTCGGGAGTTGTTGGGGGTTACCAGATATAGTTGCTGTGTTGCTCGGAGCCCCATGTGAGGTTGTAAGGCTGGGGCTCGCCATTGGAGTCGTCCGGGGTGTCGAGGTCGGGGACGATCTTGCCACTCTGCACGCCTTGGAGCCACTCGATGGCTCGGCGATAGCGGATCTCACGAATATCGTAGCCCATCTTCTGCGGGAGCCACGAGGTCAGATGGTAAAGGGTGATGTCGCAGAGGAACATCACGATCTGCATGTTGCGCTGCTCACCGCGTCGAGCGAAGATGCGTTCGACGTCGTAGCGGGGCCGGAGGTAGCCGGCCATCTCTTCACGGGCCATCTCCTCGGCGCGCCGGCGGTTCTCCTCGTCCGATTGCTGAATGAGGTCGAAGGCGCGTTCGCCGATCATCACTTGATAGTCGAGATTGTTCAAAAACATAGGAGCTAAGAACTAAGCGTGAAGCACTAAGAGCGGGGGAGGGCTACGTGAAGGGCGTGGCCTTCGATATGTGCGGCAGTGATGCCGCGACGGAAGTATCCACGGCGGACGAGCAGCGTGAGCTCTTGCTTGGAGAGGGTCACAAGGCGTCCGCCCACATTAATCACAAGGTATTTGCGGCCGTATCGACGGGCTCGCCGGTTGGCCTTACGGACGGCCAGCCGAAAACGCAGGCCGAGAAGAAGTTTTTTGATCATGTCAGTTGTTGTTTGTAGGGTGAGTTACCACGCCCCTTTGGGGGTGGGGCGTTCGCCGAAAATGGGTTCAAAGCGCTCCTCACGGGAGGCCTTCTGAAGTTTGTAGATCGCGCCTTCGTCGGCATCCGGTGCGTCGTCATGCGCCCGGCTGCCGCGGGCCAGCGAAAGCGTCTGATCGATGCCCGTCTTCATGTCTGTGTCGTTGCGTTTGGCCTCATTGTAGTAGACCAGTCCGCGCTCCCAGAGAGGGGAGACGGCCTCGATGCGTTGCAGCTTGTCGGGCTTCTTCCTGCGGTCGGGCATGATGGGCAGCTGGTAGCCGCGCAGATCGCTTTCGCGGGCAAACTCATCGAGGATAATGTCCTGCATGAAGTTCGCCTCCATGAAGTACGACACGGCGACATCCTCCGGTAGTGACTCGTGGAAGTCATAGAGCCATCGCACCATGCCAGCCACGGTGTCTTGCCGGACGTAGCAGTCGATCAGATGGAGTTCGCGGCCCGTCTTTCCCCATATGCGGGCGGCTTTGTAGTCGTTTGCTGTTGTTGATTTGAAGGAAGGGTCGATGTAGCAGATGATCTGGTCGTACTTCCGCAGGGGGAGGATCTTCTTGTAGCGGATCCATTGCCACTTGAAGATGCCGCCCTCGGCGACGGGGTTGTGCATCATCTCGCGTTGCCATGCGGCATAACCCACAAAGTCGGCATAGGCTTCGGCCTCGGTTTTCGTCCATTTGTCAGCCCATACGGGGGCACCGTTGCTGTCTACGGCGTAGACTTTGGAGACCTTCACGCTGGGTATCTCGGCGATGTTCTTCAGCACCATGTGCTTGGCGAAGCCATTACCGACCATGAGGAAGCGGCCACGGCCGACGTCCAAGGCACCGAAGAGTGCCTGCTTGACCCAGTCGGTGGCTTGCCGGATGCGCTCTTCGTTGTGGCTCATCTCGTCGTCGTCGAGGTCGTCGATGACGATGTAGTCCGGGCGTTGCTCCTGCTTCTTGAGTCCACGGGGCGACTGTCCCCGGCCGACGGCGAACCACTTGACGCCGCCGGAGGTGGAGAACTCTCCCTGCTGCCAGTCGCCTACGTTCTTCTGCGTACCGAAGTCGGCAATGATCCGCTGATTGTACTCCAGCTCAGCCTGTAGGTCGGCCAGCAGCGTCTTGGCGCCATCCTCCGACTTGTTGACGATGATGCCGCAATGGATCTCTCCGCCGCCGCGCACCATGAGGTTGATGGGGATGAAGATGTCGAGGTGTGTCGACTTGGCATGGCCACGCGGCCACATGAAGACGGCCTTGAAGGTGCGGTTGCGGAGAATATCACGAAAGGCGGCATTGTGGAAGGGGGCGTTGTGTACGATGCCCGTCACGCGGCCTGTGGCGGGGTCTGTGCGGCGCATGTAGTGTGGGAAGTAGTACTCGCAGAATGCCGGGTAGTTCGCCAACAGGCGGCGAATACGGGCGTCTCGTTCGGCGCGCGTCTCCTTTTCTGCCTCGGGGGAGAGCTCGGTGAGGCTCTGCACCCGTTTGCAGTGCTCCTCCCACAGGCGGCGGGCGTCTTTCTCTTCGCGTGTGACGGCCATATCCCCTTACTCCTTTACGTTGGCCCGCTCCAGCAGGAACTCGTTGTGCAGCCGGTTCAGGATCTTGATGAAGGGCAGGGTGACCTCCGGATCACTCTTGGCCCGATACTCCACCCAATCGGTGAAGGCCATGAAGACATCGACCGTCTGCACGATATTGGCCTTCTTGTCGAGGCGCTCGATGACGGAGGAGAGCTTGACTAACTTGTCTGCCAGTCCACTGACCGACGCGGGATCATCCCCGGTGTTGACGTCTTCGATCAGGTTATTAATGGTCACCAGTAGTTTATTGACCAACTCCGGGCGCGTGATGTTCCGCGCGGCGCGCAGTTCCTTCCAGCCGTTCTTGTTGATCCATGCAGAGACGCTCTGACGAGAGACGCCCACCCGTTCGGCAATGTCAGCCACCTCGCTGCCACCGACATAGAGCATCTTGGCCAGCTCACGTTTGTTTTCGTTGTCCTTTTTCGTACCCATTTGAAATGGCGTTTAATTGTTTGTTGTGAGGGCAAAGGTCTTCCCGAGGCTACCCCACCCCAAAAAAGTGTGCACTCCGTGCATACTTCTCTGCACTCAGTGCACACTTCTCTGCACGGAGTGCACACTTTCTTGTTTGACCCCTTGCGGCTCCCACACCTTTGCCACGAACAATCAACGACAACGAGCAATGGCAAGAATACGACTGACAAACAGCTCCCTGAACGCATACGGCACACGCATCCTGACGTCCGGTGTAGACCTGACGCAGTATAAACGCAACCCGGTTCTGCTCTACATGCATGAGCGGGGGAACATCATCGGAAAGATGAAGGATCTGAAGGTGGAGGGCGACGACATCACGGGCGAACCGGAGTTCGACGAAGCCTCGGAGTGCAGCATCCGTTGCAAAAAGCAATTGGAGTTCGGGAGCCTACGCATGTCCAGCGTGGGGATCGACATCGTGGAGATGAGTGCAGACAAAAAGCACCTCCTGCCTGGGCAGACTCGGGAGACGATCACAAAGTCGAAGCTGGTCGAGGTGTCCTTGGTGGATGTCGGAGCCAATGACGAGGCGATGGTGCTTTACCGGAACGGCAAACGGCTGAATCTCTCCAGTGGCATGGACGAGGCGTATCTGCCAGCCTTACTGACAACAAGCAAGCAAACAAACCATACAGATATGAACGAGACATTGAAAAAGGAAGTGGCCGTGCAGCTGGGTCTCTCAGCCGAAGCAACGGCAGACGAAGTGCTGACGGCGGCCAAAGCCAAAGTGGAAGCACAGAAACAGGAGATCGAGACCCTGAAGGGCGAGATCGAACACGTGGAACTCTCAGCTGTGACCGACTTGGTGGACGGTGCCCTCGCGGCCAAAAAGATCCCCGCAGAGAAGCGCGACTACTTTATCGAGCTGGGCAAGAAGGTCGGATCGACGGAGCTGAGTCAGCTGCTGGGCAGCATGAACGCCTCGGTGAAGCTGACGGAGGTAGTGAAGTTTTCAGCCGAAGGAGGCTCTGCTACGGAATACAAGAAGCTGAGCGATGTGCCGGGCGACAAGATCATCGAGCTGCGCACCAAAGAGCCGGCTGTCTACCGCAAACTGTATAAAGCGGAGTATGGCGTGGAGTGTGAACTTGAGGACTAACCCATCCCAGTCCTTCCCCCCGATATAAAGCACACAAAGGTGAGGGGGGACAACGGGCGAATAGGATCGCAAGTCGGCAAGAAGCTGAAAAAGGGGAATGGGCTTCGCGGATCCGGGGGCGTCCCCCTCCCTCTCCCTTTTTTGATAGGGAAAGAGACAAACTGACAACTAACAAACTAAACAATGACAACGATGATGAAATGGATGAGAATGATCATGGCGTTTATGGTGAACGCGATGATCGGAACAATGGCGGCCTCGGCGCTTGGTGCACCCCTTGCGTTGGGTGCAGTAGGTGCGCTGATGGCCGGGCCGCTCGTAGGCGGCGGAGCAGGCGCCCTGAATGCAAGCGTGCTGACGGAAGTCTGGACGGGCGAGCTGATCAAGCAACTGCGATCAGCCGATAAAGGCACCTTCTTGGACGGCATACCCGACTACTCGCAGTATGCGGAAAATGATGTGATCCACATGATCAACGTCGGCGGCGACCCCAAGGTGCTGACCAATAACACGACTTACCCGCTTCAGATCACGGCCATCACAGATACCGATGCTGTGTTCAAGTTAGACAAGTTTCAAACGGAAGCCACACCGATCACGGATGATGAGCTGTATGCGCTCTCTTACGACAAGATGGCGTCCGTAAAAGAGCGTCACGGGCTGGCCATCATGGAAGCCAAGCTGAAGAAGGCTATCCACGCGCTGGCACCGGCCTCGAATACGGCTACCACGCCGGTCATCAAGACTACGGGAGAGGTGGAAGATGGCAGTGCCACGGGCCGCAAGCGCTTGACACGTCACGATATTATCGAGATGAAGAAGCGCTTCGACCTGATGAGTGTACCTACCGAAGGACGCCGTTTGGTGCTTTGCCCCGAGCATATCGCTGACCTCTTGGAGATGGATCAAAAGTTCGCCGAGCAGTACTACAACTACGCCTCCGGACGTATCTCCATGCTTTACGGCTTCGAGGTGTATGAGTATGTAGCCGGCCCGGTCTACAACCTGACCGGCGCCAAGCAGGCGCTCGGTACGGCTCCGGTAGTGGGCAGCATCTATCAGGCCTCTGTAGCCTTCTACACGGGTCGCGTGTTTAAAGCCACTGGTTCTACGAAGTTCTATTACTCCGAGGCCAAGAATGATCCGCAATACCAGCGCTCCTTAGTGAACTATCGCCACTACTTCGTCGTCCTGCCGAAAAAGGTGGAAGCCATTGGTGCCATCATTTCAGACAAGAAGTAAACGACTATGGCAGCGAAAACAACGAAAGAGAAAGTTCCGGTGGAAACACCAGTCACTCCGCCCGAGGCTCATGAAGAGCCTCTGACGGAAGTGAAGGAGGCTGAGGCCTCCGGTGAGGCTGAGTCGGGCGACTCGGAACCCCTGACGGAAGTGAAGGAGGAGCCTCTGACAGATCTGGCAGAGATGAAGGAGGATGCCACCCGGGAAGCCGGGCCGGGCGACTCTGAGCCACCTGCGGAGGCAAAAGAGAAAACATCGGAGGAGGCACCGGCCGCACCGGTGTACGACTACGAGGTGCTCCCCTACAACCGGGATAGGGCTACGGAGGAGCAGATCGCGATGGCGAAGAAGGTGCTCCGCCAAAACGCGGACATCCCGGCCGTCTACATCGTGGGCGGACTCTACCTCTCCGAGGAGTGGCGCGCCGACAAGCTGGCCGAGAACGGCGAACGCAAAGTGACCGTCCGCCGTATCATCAAAGAGAAAGGTTCTTAATCAATTAGTGGGGCCGACAGAGGCCGCACGACAGGTGAATACTTCGTTCTGTTCATGGAAGGGCTTTCCCCCTTGCCTACCCCTAAAAAGGTGGGCGGGGGAGGCCCTCTCTCGGGGGGGGACGAGCAACTAACAGCTAACAATGAATCGATGGATAGCGCTGATGGCGCTAATATGGCTGACCGTCGGCTGTCACGTCTACCGTGTGCCGGCAGAGCGCGAGGTGACACGGCAGGAGGTGACGGAAACGGTGCGCGACACGCTTGTGGTCATCGAGCCCGATTCGGCGCTGATCCGTGCCTACTTGGAATGCCAGTCGGGGCGCGTTGCCCTCAGAAGGCTCATCTCGGTGCCCGGCACGCGCATCGTACCGCACGTGACGCTGACGGACGTCCTGACCGATACGGGCTACCGCGGTGCGCTGCTCGATGTGCAATGCCACGAGGACAGCCTGCGCCAAGAGATCGCCCTGCGCGACCGTACCATCCGCGAGATGACCGACCGTGTACGCACGGAGTACGTCACCGTGGAGCGACCCTTCCGGTGGTACCACCGGGCGCTGATGGGCGGCGGATACGCCTTCCTTGCCCTCATGCTCGGCATGGCCGCGTGGCTCGTCGTCCGGATCTACATCAAGGGAAGCCGGATCATCCCCTAATCACTCACAACTAACCATTAACAATTACAAGACATGCCAACAGGATATATGCATGGCAGCAACCTGCTCATGTTCGTCGGCGGAAAAGCCATCGGACATTGCTCGACGTGCGAGATCACGCACAACACAGAATCGAAAGAACGGGCCGTTAAACCACCCTCCAAGCAGGCCGGTGGCAATACAGGCAAGTGGACAGAGAAGTCGGTGACAAAGCTGAGCGAGTCACTGAGTGCCGAGGGCTTCTGCTTTTACGACGAAACAGAATGCGGCTACAGCGAGCTGCTGGCGCTCTGGCAGAAGGCCGAACCGGTGGAGGTGAAGTATGCCCACCGTGGTGAAGAAGGTACACGCTACCGCAGTGGCAAGTTTGTCATCACCAACCTCAAGCAGACGCGCCCGGCTGACGACGATGCCTCGTACAGTGTCTCTTTGGAGTCGACGGGCGAAGTGAAGAGCAACCCCGCATGATCACCCGATTTAAACGACGATTAAACGACGTATGAATACCATTCGAATAGCGGGCAAAGACTACCCGTGCATGATGACGATGGGCGCCATGATGCGCTTCAAGGAACAGACCGGCCGCGAGGTGACGGAGGTAAATGGGGAGTCGTTCTCAGACGCCCTCACCCTCCTGTGGTGCTGTGTCGCTTCGGCCTGTAAGCGAGACGGTGTTCCCTTCGAAATGTCGCTGATGGAGATGGCCGACGCTATCACACCGGAAGACTTTGCCTCATGGCAGGGTGGAGCCTTCGAGGCTGCACCCGTGAATCCCTCCGAGGGGGCAACTGCGAAAAAAAAAGCATAAGCATCGAAGAGCTCCTGGGCGTGGCGATGGGCCGCGTGGGGATACGTCGTGAAGACTTCCTACGGCTCACCCCGGAGGAGCTGGAGGCGGTGCTGAAGCATCATGCCCAGTACCGAGAGGAACAGATGCAGACCGGCTGGGAGCAGGCGCGAATGATCGCCTTTGCGGCCGTAGCGCCGCACACGTCGCGCTTGAGACGGCCGGAGGATTTGATCCCCTTCCCCTGGGATGAAAAAGCAACCGAACGCACCGAGGCGCCGCGGATGACGATCGAGGAGCGACGACGGCTGATCGACGAACTATCCGCAAAGTGGCAAGATAAGACTGACGATTAAGCAAAGGGGCATGGCAGACAACACAGTAGAATATAAGATCAAACTGACGAGCGCCGGGACGGAGTCCGTGGACAAGCTCAAGCAGGTGCTGGGCGAGATCGGAGGATCGATCGAATCCATCACCAATGGCTCGGACAAGCTGAAGGTGAGCTTGCTCAACTTCAACCAAGCGGTGATTGCGATCCAGAACGTCGCCTCGGCCCTCGGTCAGGTATCGAGCGCCATCAGTGGCATGACGCAGTTCTATGCCGCACAGGTGGAGGCAGAGACGAAGCTGCAAACCGTGATGCGCAATACGATGGACGCCACCGACGACGAGGTGCAGTCCATCAAAGACCTCTGCTCGGCCCAGCAAGAGCTGGGTGGGATCGGCGATGAGGGG